GTCGAGGTGATCTCCTCGTCATCTGGCGACCCCACCGGGCCAGGCTACCTTCGGATCCCCGCATCCACCTGGCTCAGTTTTACCGCCGAGGGCTCGAGCACTGGATCCCAGCGTCTCGTGGAGACCGAGTGGTGCATCTACCCCTTCATGAACCGGACGTCCCTGTCGGCTGCGGACCAGAAGGTCTCCAACGCCTCGGACGTCGACTGGACCGGAGGCTCGCACGACATCATCCCCAGCACCGGCGTCCCCGGCTCGCAGACCATGCTGCTGAAGCCTACGCCCGGAACCGGCGACGACTACTACTGGCTCGTCTCTCCGCTGGTGATGCGCGTCGAGAACAGTGGCGTGAACCTCTTCCCCGACTTCTACAACGCCTTCGGCGAGATCGACGGCGTCTTCTGGTTCCACACCGGCGGCAACGCTGTCGTCTCCGAGGACCGCTTCGAGCTGGGCACGAAACGCTACACCATCTTCCAGAACGGCAACAGGACGCAGGACTGGAGCTACTTCGCCCTCGACGAGGACTGATACCCCCATGGCTTATTCGACCGGCAGCGCCACCGACCTCGGCGACCTCCTCTCCAAGCTCGACACGTTCCTCGTCGCCAACGGCTGGACGCAGGACGACTTCGACGACGGTGCGACCACCGCCGCGGAAGGCTTCGCGCAGTGGAACAAAAACTCGATGCACATCGGGCTGAAGTGGGTCGCCAACGCGCCCAACAACATGAGCATCCACCAGGCGCTCGGCAACGGCGGCGCAGTCTTTCCTGGTGCGCACACCGACGACAGCGGCGCAGGCTACAACGCCAGCTTCGGCACGGACGCCCAGCTCGACGACGAACGGTGCGTGAACGACATCGGCGACGGCCCCTTCGTCAGCTACCACTTCTTCGAGCAGGACGCGAGCCCCGCCTACGTCCACGTCGTGGTCGAGACCGCCAGCGAGACGTTTACGCATTTCGGCTGGGGCGAGATGAACAAGTTCAACGACTGGACCGGCGGCGAATACTGCTACGGGTTCTTCAGGGACGAGGCCACCAACTCGAGCGCGACGGACACTGGGCACTACGCCCCCTTCGACGGCACGCAGGCGGCATCCAACACGCTGGCGCAACGCAACGCCACGATTCACGCAGAGGGTCTGCCCAACCAGGGCGTGAACGAGAAGTGGCTGCTCCATATGGGCGGCACCGCCAGCCTCGACAGCGGCGACCGTCTCGACACCGCGGGCGAGATCAAGCGCATCACCTTCGGCGGCTTCCGCGGCGGCCCGGTGGCCTACGGCCTGGGGCCCTTCCGCTCGGACGTCTCGACCGGCCACATTCCGCTCTACCCTTGGGCGATCTTCCTGCGCGACTTCACGAACGACTACTGCTACTTCCTCGGGGACATCCCCGACATCCGTGGCGTTGACATCTTCAACTTCAGCCCCGGCCAGGAGGTTACGGTGGGCTCGGACGTCTGGATCTTCTTCCCGATGGTACGACGCACCGAGGACAACATCGTCGGCCGCACGTACTACGCTGGCATCGCCTACAAGAAGGTCACCGCGTGACCGTCTTCGCTGGAGCAACGCAGGCTACCCTGATCGTCGCGGACATGACCGACAACGGCCTGGCGCTGAAGGCTGCACTGAACCCGCTGCCGACGGTGCTGCCGTTCACGGCGGAGTCCTTCGTGCTCCAGCGGGAGATGTTCAACCTGGTGGCCGGACCTGGCAAGACCAGCTTCGTGGTGAACGCTGTCCACGTGGCCGAGTTCATGGACGAAGGCTGGGTCGACTTCTTCGAGAACTTCCACGTGGTGCCCAGGTCCTTCGACTTCGGAAACATCCTCTCGACGCAGACCTCTCCGCTCGACGTCTTCTCCGGCTACCGCCGCGACGAGCGCACCTGGTCCAGCTTCACGAACAACGCAGGCGCAGGCACCGAGCTGCTGGGCATCCCCTCGCTGCCCACGACCATGTACCCGCTCGAGGGCTACGCCATGACCCTCGAGGTCAGCACGTCGGGCAACCCGTCCGTGGACGACGACCTGGCCTTCGTCTTCGACTTCGGCGGCGACACGATCAACGTGCCCATCGTCCTGAACCGGATCGTGCTCTTCCCCGTCAAGCCCGAAGTGCCGTACACCGAGCGCCTCCAGTTCCTGACGGACGTCATGCCCAAGGAGTCCGGCAAGGAGCAGCGCATCAAGCTGCGCAAGAACCCCCGCCAGCTCTTCGACTGGCGCGTCCGCATCGACGATGGCACCTTCGACAAGGGCCGCATGGACACGCTGCTCTTCGACTGGCAGAGCCGCACCTGGGGCGTCCCGATCTGGCACGAGGCCACCGAGCTGTCCGTGGCAGCCACGGCTGGGGATCTGACGATCAACGTGGGCACGACCGCCGACGCAGACTACCGCGTGGACGAGCTGGTGATGATCTACACCGACGGCGAGAACTTCGACGTGCAGACCATCGACAGCTTCACGGCCACCACCATCACGCTGAAGAACGCGATCCTGAACAGCTACGCCGTGGGCGCCGACGTCGCCCCGCTGCGCACGGCCAACATGAAGAAGCAGGTGGGCGCGTCCCGCTTCAGGAGCGCCGACCAGGAGCTGATCGCCTCGTTCCGCATCCTGGACAACGACAGCGACCTGGCCGACGTGACCGGCTGGGACACGTACAACTCCAAGATCCTGCTCGACACGTGCAACGTGATGCGCGGCCAGTCCCTCGAGGAGTCCTACCTGCGGGACATCATCGTGATGGACGGCTCCGTGGGCCTGACCTCCCAGGACTCACCCTGGGACAACGGCAAGCGCAGCACGACCCTGACCCTGCGGGCCAACTCGAGGGCCGAGGTCTGGGACCTGCGCCAGCTGATGCACTACCTGGGCGGCCGCCAGGTCAGCTTCTACGTGCCCACCTTCGGCAAGGACCTGATCTCCACCACGGCCCTGGCGACTGCCAGCCAGGACCTGGTGATCACCAACATAGGCTACACGCAGTTCGTCCGCGAGCGTCAGCCCAGGAACCATATCTGGGTCCGCCTGGTAGACGGCACCGTCCTCACCCGCGAGATCACCGCAGCAGTGGAGACCAGCTCCACGCTCGAGACCCTGACGATCGACTCCCCCTGGGGCCAGGACGTCGCGCTGGCCGACATCGACCGCATCTCCTACCTCGAGGAGGTCCGTTTCAATTCGGACACGATCTCGATAGAATACGCACGTGGTGAGCGCCAGGTCTACCTGTCCGCGCCCATCATCTCCACCTTCGACTGATACCCCCACGCCATGACCTACGCCGCATTCGAGGAGTCCCAAGAGGGCTCCGCGCCCGTTGAACTTTACACGTTCACCATCGGCGCCACCATCACCAGATGGACGTCCGCCGAGGACGACATCACCGAGGCCGCCGACGTCTTCACCGCCATCCCGATCAAGAGGTCGACGATCAAGGGCGGCGGACCGGACACGCGCAAGGAGCACCTGATCCTGACCGTGGCAGGCGACAACGCCGTGGCCACGCAGTACATCAACAGCGTCCCCGGAGTCTCGGCCACGCTGCTGATCGAGCGCATCCAGCGGCCCGACGGCGCCAGCTTCGAGGTGGTGACGATCTTCTCCGGCCGCATCGCGAGCGTGGCCTTCCAGAAGAAGGGCCGCGAGGCGCAGATCAAGGTGGAGCCGCTGGTCACCGCGCAGTCGAAGCCCATCCCCAACCACACCTACCAGAGCCTCTGCAACCACGTGCTCTACGACGACCTCTGCCAGGTCGACGACACGGACGTGGCCTTCCGCCTGTCGACGGCGGCAGTCACCGCGGAGAGTGGGAACACCATCACCGTCACCGGATCCAACGCCAACGGCGCAGGCTACTACACCGGCGGCTGGGTCGAGTCTGCTGGCTCGTCTGACCGTCGTCTGATCCTCGACCAGACCGGCGAAGTGCTGACGCTCATGCTTCCGTTCGCCACTCCCACGCTGGGCACCAACGTGACCGTCTTCGCTGGCTGCGACCACGCGATCACCACCTGCTCGAGCAAATTCTCGAACGTCGTGAACTTCGGCGGCTTCGCCTGGGTTCCCACCAAGAACGTCTTCCAGACTGGGATCCGCATCTGATGAAGCTCTCCAAGTCTCAACTGATCTTCCTCAAGTGGGAGCGGGACCACGCAGCCAAGAAGCGCGGCGGCTTCTGGCTGACGCTCCTCTTCCAGATCGTGCTCTTCGTGGCAGTCGAGCTGCTCCGTCCCAAGCCCGAGTTCGAGGACGCCAAGCCCGCAGGGCTCGGGGACTTCAGC